ATCGAGGTGCTGGAGGGGCTGGAGCCGGTGCGCCGGCGGCCCGGGATGTATATCGGTGGCACCGACGAGACGGCCCTCCACCACCTTGCGGCGGAAATCCTCGACAACGCGATGGACGAGGCGGTCGCCGGTCATGCGAGCTTCATCGACGTCGCGCTGGAGCCGGACAACTGGCTGACCATCCGCGACAATGGCCGCGGGATGCCGGTCGATCCGCACCCCAAGTTCAAGAACCTCAGCGCCGTCGAGGTCATCCTGACGACGCTGCATTCGGGCGGGAAGTTCGGGGGCAAGGCGTACGCCACCTCGGGCGGCCTGCACGGGGTCGGCAGCTCCGTCGTCAACGCGCTGTCGGAGGTGCTCGAAGTCGAGGTCGCACGCGACCGCGTGCTGTGGAAGCAGAGCTACGCGCGCGGCACGCCGACTTCCAAGCTGGTCAACGCGGGGCCGGTGCACAACCGGCGCGGAACCAGCATCCGGTTCAAGCCGGACCCGCAGATCTTCGGCGCACTCGCCTTTCAGCCGGCGCGGCTGTACCGGCTTTGCCGATCCAAGGCCTATCTGTTCCGCGGCGTGGAGATCCGGTGGGTCTGCGCGCCGGGGTTGCTGCGGGAGAAGGACGAGGTTCCGGCCGAGGCCGTCCTGCACTTCCCGGGTGGGCTGCGGGATAGTCTGGAGGCGGATATCGGCCAGGCCCCGCGGGTGCTGCCGCTCCCCTGGGCCGGCGAAGCGAACCTGCCGCCCGCATCCAACGGCGAACCGACCGGGCGTGTCGAATGGGCCGTGGCCTGGCTCGAGGGAGGGGAGGGCTTCCTGCACTCCTACTGCAACACGGTCCCCACGCCGCTGGGCGGAACCCATGAGGCCGGTTTCCGCGCCGCCCTGGTGAAGGGGCTGCGGGCCTGGGGCGAGCATCGGGGCAACCGCCGCGCCGCCCAGGTCACGGCCGAAGACCTGATGGCCCCCCTCGCCGCGAAGCTGTCGGTCTTCATCCGGGAGCCGCAATTCCAGGGCCAGACGAAGGAGAAGCTGACGACCCCGGAAGCGACGCGGCTGGTCGAAACGGCGCTGCGCGACCGGTTCGACCATTTCCTCGCCGGCGACCCGGCCTCCGCCGACAACCTGCTCGCTTTCGTCATCGAGCGCGCCGAGGAGCGGCTGCGGCGCAAGGAGATGAAAGACACCCCGCGCAAGTCCGCGACCCGCCGCTTGCGCCTGCCCGGCAAGCTCGCCGACTGCACGCGGGAAAATGCGGCCGAGACCGAGATCTTCCTGGTCGAGGGCGACAGCGCCGGCGGCTCCGCCAAGCAGGCCCGGAACCGGGAGACCCAGGCCGTGCTGCCCCTGCGCGGCAAGATCCTGAACGTCGCCAGCGCGTCGGCGGACAAGCTGCGGCAGAACCAGGAACTGAAGGACCTGATCGAGGCCCTGGGCTGCGGCGTGGGTGAGCGCTTCGATCGCGCGAAGCTGCGCTACGGCCGCGTCATCATCATGACGGATGCGGACGTCGATGGCGCCCATATCGCGTCCCTGCTGATGACGTTCTTCTATCGAGAGCTGCCGGACCTGGTCCGGCACGGCCACGTCTATCTCGCGCAGCCGCCTCTCTATCGGCTGACCCAGGGCGCGAAATCCGTCTACGCGATGGACGATCCCGACCGCGAGCGGAAGCTGAAGCGCGAGTTCAGGCCCAACGCCAAGGTGGAGGTGAGCCGCTTCAAGGGGCTGGGCGAGATGCCCCCCATGCAGCTCAAGGAAACCACCATGGACCCCGCGCGGCGGACGCTGCTGAAGGTCGTGGCACCGCCCGATGACCGTGCCGCGACGACAAACCTGGTCGAGAGCCTGATGGGCCGTCGTCCGGAGCTGAGGTTCCAATTCATCCAGGAGCACGCGAGGACGGTGGAGGAGGTGGACGTCTGAGGCGACCACCCGTCCGGCGTCCCGACCCCCTCCGGCATCCGCCACGGATCGATAGGTTTTTTTTCTTGCCCATGCGACCCAGAAAAGTGTATCACTTCGACTACGCTGAGAGTTCTGGCGCACTGAGACGCACGCCACTCTGACGCGTCGCCGAAGCCGCGCTCCGTCGGGCTTCGAAATCCCGTCAAACCATGCATCGCGCACCGCTCTGGGGACCTCGGGGCGGTCGACGTCGTGGGACTCAGCCGGAGAGGTCAGACTGACGCGATTGATGAACGCCGCCGGAGCGGCGGTCGAGCCGTGAGTACCGATCCTGCAGAGCCCAGCGACGGGGTCGCCTTTGAAACCGCATTGCGACATTCGATGCGTGCGGACCTGACCAGTTGGGCCACATACGCGGTGTCGCTGTTCGGGCAGAGACCCGCGGCCCACCACCTGCTTCTGCTGCAGCATCTCGAGCGCCTCAGTCACGACGGCGCCGATCGGCTGATGGTCCTGATGCCGCCGGGTTCCGCGAAGTCGACCTACGCGTCGGTCCTGTTTCCGGCCTGGTGGTTCACGCAGCATCCCCGATCCTCGGTGATCGGGGCTTCGCACACTGCCGCACTGGCCGCGCTGTTCAGCCGTCGCATCCGCGATACCGTGGTGCGGCACAAGGCGCGGCTTGGCTACGACATCTGCGCCGCAGATCGCTCCGCGGCCCATTGGACGACCAGTTCCGGCGGCGAGTACTACGCGACGGGGGTACAGGGCGCGGTCGTTGGACGGCGTGCGGACCTCGTCGTGATCGACGATCCGCTGAAGTCCCAGCTCGAGGCTGACAGCCTCCACCTGCGGGACCGGATCTGGAGCTGGTACCAGTCCGACCTCTCGACGCGGCTGAAGCCGAAGGCGCGGATCGTGCTGATCATGACCCGCTGGCACGAAGACGATCTGGGGGGCCGTCTTCTGCAGCACGAGGCCGACGAGTGGCAGGTGCTGCGGCTTCCCGCCCTAGCCGAGGCGGACGATCCGCTTGGCCGCGTGCCGGGAGAGCCGCTCTGGCCAGAGTGGGAAGGAGCTGCGGCACTCGCACGCAAGCGCCTCGCCGTCGGAGAGCGCGCCTGGGCGGCACTGTTCCAGCAAACGCCCCGTCCGGACACGTCGGCGCTGTTCGATGTCGGGCGGTTGGCAGTCATCGCGCCACTTGCGGACCCGCCGGAGGGACCCACCGTTCGTGCCTGGGATCTCGCATCCACTCTGGCAAACGGCGACAACGATCCAGACTGGACGGTCGGCCTGAAGATGACCCGCGATCCCACCGGCGTCTACACCGTCATGGACGTCGTGCGGTTCCGTGGTGGTCCGCGTGAGGTGGAACGGCGGATCGTATCGACAGCAACTGCCGACGGTCGGCGAGTCCGGATCGGACTGCCGGAAGATCCGGGCCAGGCCGGTCGCAGTCAGATGACCTACATGGCCAGTCAGCTCGGCGGCCACGTTCTCGATGCCTCGCGGGAGACAGGCAGCAAGACGCTGCGTGCAATGCCCGTGGCCTCACAAATCGATGCGGGCAACGTACGCCTGGTCAAGGCGCCCTGGAACCACGCGCTGATCGAGGAACTTCGCGCTTTCCCGTTCGGCCGGAAAGATGACCAGGTCGATGCGCTGTCTCGGGCTTTCGCGATGCTGCTCGAGAGCGCTCCACCTCCCCGGTCGATGTCGCTGCCCTTCATGGGTCGCTGATCTCGCGCGGCGCGTCGCCACGTCACTCTCAGGGTCGGTGCATGTTCGAAACTCTCTGCCGCCTCGTCCCACACGACGGCGATTACCCGCCGCGTGCGCGGACCCTCGATATCCTGAGCCGTGTGCTCGACGGCCGGCTCTATGACGTGCTTCCGTTCGAATTCCACGAGGAGCGGACCCCGGCGGGCGAGTATATCCCGATCCGGAAACGCCGCCCGAACGTGCGCTATGCACTGTCGCGCATCGTCGTCGAAGACAGCGTGTCGTTGCTGTTCAGTGAGGGGCACTTTCCCTGGTTCGACTGCATCGATCGTGTGGCACGCGAGACGTTGGCCGATCTCGTGAAGGAAACGCGCCTCAACCTGGTGATGACTGACGCAGCGGTGCGCGGTTCGGTTGGATCGGTCGCAATCCTCATGCGCATCCTCAACAGACGCGTCTTCTTCGAAACGCTGCCGTCGACCCACCTCACGCCGATCTGGAATCCACAATGCCCTGACAGCCTCATCTCCGTCACGGAAGCCTACAAGGTGGCGGGCAGCAGCCTCGTGCGGAACGGATACGAGGTCGCCGATCCGGCGCAGGTCCACTGGTTCATGCGGCGCTGGGACGCTGAGGCGGAGACATGGTTCGTTCCATGCCCAGTCGCCGAGGGGATGCCCAGCCAAATCGACGCAACACGCTCGGTCCGCCATGGTCTCGGCTTCGTGCCGATCGTCTGGATCCGCAATCTCCCCGGCGCATCCTCGACCGGTGATCCAAGCGATGGCGCCTGCACGTTCCGCGCAGCGATCGAGAGCCAGATCGAGATCGACTATCAACTCAGCCAGGTTGGTCGCGGCCTGAAATACAGCAGCGATCCGACGCTTCTGATCAAGGACGCCGCGGAACCGGGTTCGGAGATCCTCAAGGGGGCGGGCAACGCCCTGGTGGTGAGCGAGAAGGGCGATGCACGACTGCTCGAGATCGGGGGATCGGCATCCGCGGCGGTGATGGATTACGTGCGCACCTTGCGGGAATTCGCCCTTGAGAGCGTGCACGGCAATCGCGCCAACCCGGACCGTCTCAACGCCGCGCAGTCCGGCCGCGCAATCGAGATGCTCAATCAGGGGCTGCTGTGGCTCGCGGACAATCTTCGCGCCAGCTACGGCGAGATCGCATTGCTGGAGCTGGCACGGATGGTCGTGCGCGCGTCGCATGTCTATCCGATCCAGGTCTTCGGGCGACCCATTGCACCGATGGATCCGAATCTGCGGATTTCCCTGAACTGGCCGCGCTGGTACGCGCCTACTGCGGAAGACCGCCAGAAGAACGCCGCCACGCTCGCCACCCTGGCGAATGCTGGCCACATCAGCCGCGAAACCGCCGTGAAGGCCGTCGCCGCCGACTACGATGTCGAGGACATCGCAGCGGAGCTCGCGCGGATCACAGCCGATCAGCAAGACAGGACCGACGCATGAGCGAGACCGACCCAGCGCCCGCCGCCTCGGGCGCGCCATCTGCCGAGCAGGGCGAAAGCCTGAGACGCGAGAACGAGGCTTTGAAAGAGTCGATGGTCGAGATCAAGGCGAGGATGACCGAGCGCCTGGTCTTTTCCGAACTGAAGGCCGAGGCGATCAAGGCGGGGATCATCGACGTGGATGGCCTGCGCTTGCTCGATCTGAGCCGCGTGTCACTCGACGAGGAGCTTCGGGTCCAAGGTGCCGCGCATCTGGTCGAAGATCTGCGCGCACGGAAGCCCTGGCTCTTCTCTGCCTCGTCATCTTCGACGCGTGCGGCCGCCCCGCCCGCGCGCGATGCGACGCCGACGCGCGCGACCGAGATGAGCGATGCGGAGTATCGCGTCGCCCGCGCGAAGCTGCTTCGACAGCAGGGCTTCTAGAGTCTTTCGACGCACGCTCTCGAGTCCGCACACTCGAGAACTTCGCTTGCTCGCGTGACGCACCGCTGCGGCGCCCGCGCCGAGCAGGTCCACGTCAATCCATGTACCGCCGCCGACTCCGTCCGGGCCTTAGGGGATCGGCGCAGCCGGATCCTATCCGTAACGGCGAAAGCGTATTACCGAAGAGGAACGAATGGGCATTCAGAGTTTCCCCCTGGCGCTGCAGCCGATCATCGAGCAAGGCTTCCTCGACAGGGAGTTCGACCAGGCACTGCAGGCGCGTCTCGGCTATCGTGCCTGTGCGGACCGTGAGCTCATTCCGGTCGGCATCGGCGAGACCATCACCAAGACCCGGCTCGGTCTCAAGCCGACGGTGACGACCCCGATCTCGGGTTCGGCGAACACCAACCTGGACAACGGCCTGACGCCGTCGGTCTGGGGTGTCGAGCAGTATACGCTCACGATGAACCACTATGCGGCTACCACCGACCTCAACATGGTCACCAGCCGCGTGGGCGTGGTCTCCCAGTTCCTGCAGAATGCCTATGTCAACGGGGAACAAGCCGCGCGCAGTCTCGATGAGCTGGCGCGCAATGCCCTGTTCGGCGCCTACTTCGCCGGCAACACCCGAGTCCGGACCACGCTGGGCAGCGCCGGACCCGTGGTCGCGGTGGACGACATTCGCGGGTTCCAGACCGTCTTCCTCAACGGTGTGCAGCAGGGCGTGAGCGCCGGCACGCCGCTGCTCGTGACGGTCGGGTCCAACACGTACGACGTGATCGGCACGAGCGCGGACGGCACGAACGTCTCGACCACGCCAGGCGGCGTCTCGGGCACCCTGACGTTTTCGGGGAACGTCACCGTCGCGGACGGCACGGCCGGGAACACGGTCACCGCGAGCAACGCGTCGGTGATCATCCGTCCCTCCGGCCGGACCAACACGGCGCAGCTCACCGCGGCGGACACGCTGACCATGGGCTGCCTTCTGGACGCTGTGGCCAAGCTGCGGTTGAACGCCGTGCCCGAGATCGACGGTGTCTACAACTGCTATCTGGATCCGATCTCGGCGCGCCAGCTTTTCGCCGATCCGGACTTCAAGCTGCTGTTCCAGGGCGCCACGTCGGCCAACCAGGTGTTCAAGAAGGGCATGACCAACGACTTCCTTGGTCTGCGCTTCATCTCCACGAACGACTCGTATGTGCAATCCCATCCGTCGCTCGCGAACGTCATCGTCCGCCGGCCGATCGTGTGCGGGCAGGGGGCGCTGATCGAGGGCGATTTCGCAGGGATGGGGAATTCGGACGTGGCACCTGCCGATTCGATCGTGTCCGTGATCAACGGCGTCGCGATGGTGACGCGCGAGCCGATCGACCGTCTGCAGCAGATCATCGCGCAATCCTGGTATTGGATCGGCGGCTTCTGCGCCCCCTCGGACACGACGACCAATCCGACCACGGTGCCGACGGCAACCAACGCAGCGTTCAAGCGTGCCGTCATCATCGAGCATGCCGGCTGAGTGAGTCGGGATGGCGCTGTCGATGTCGGAGAGGACCGATATCCGTCGGTTCTGCGGCTATCCGGTGGTCGGCGAGGCCCCGGATGGCAGTCGTCTGTTCCCCGCCAACATGCGACTCGAGGTGCGAATGGAGAGCCTCTCGAGCAGTGAGGAGCTTCTCGTCCGGCGGCAGTTGGCGACCCTTTCCACGCTGGAGGCGGACGTTACCAATGCGGGAGGGAACCTGGACACCGATCAGGCCGGCATCTGGAGCCGGAATCGAACGGAGGTCCAGGATCGAGAGCGGCTATTCGGCATTTGCCGCCGCCGGCTGTGCCACTTCCTCGGCATTGCGCCCGGGCCTGGGCTCCAAGCCAGGTCCGATCACGCGATCATCGTGTGATGAGGGCGGCACGTATCCTGGACCGGCTGCATTGGGGGCGGAACATCGCCGCGCGGATCCTGGGTGAGCCGGCGATCGCCTTTCGCCCGCGGGATGCCGGCGACCCGGTGGCACCGGCCAATCGGTATCTCCGGATCCCGGCCATCTTCACGCCTGTGGGTGGTGGCATGGACAAGCCCATGGGCTACGGCGTCGCCTTGTTCACTGGCGTGTTCGACGCATCGTATACCCGCCCGGGCGATTACCTGGTGCAGGGTGATCGGACGTGGTTCATCGCCTCGCAGGATGCGATGCTCCCGAGCCTCTGCGTCGAAACCAACCGCATCGTCGCGTTCGCCCGTCCCGCCCAGCCCGTGTCCACCGGAGCGAATCCCTACTCCGGTGTCACGGCCGCGAGCAGCAGGGCTCTGACCGGCCCATGGCCCGCAAGCGTCCTCGGCATGTCGAGTGGAGGATCCAGCGGGGCCGGCCTGCCAACGGACATGTCGGTCGCCTACTGGACCGTACTCCTCCCGCCGATCCCCGGCGTGATGCTCGCCGTCTCCGACCTGATGTCCGACGACATCGGACGAAAAGGGGTCATTGCCTCTGCCGAGCTCACGCGCCTCGGGTGGCGATTGACGGTGCGCGAAGCGAGCACGTGATGCGTGCTGCGAAAGGGGGCGAACGATGGCTGATCTGGCGGATGTCGAGGACGCGCTGCTGCAGGTCGCAGCCGCCGCCTTTTACCCGGCCGGTACGAACGGCGGGAGCACCATCGGCGCGGAGTGCCGGCTCTACCGTGGATGGCCGACTCCGAGTGGATTGAATGCCGATCTGACGGGCGGGGTCGTGAACGTGACGATCTTTCCGTCCGATGCCGCCGGCGCGACGTTGACGGCTTTGCCGATCGAGTACCGGCGGGAGGCGGTCGACTCGGATTTCACCGTCGCCGTCGCCCTGGGAACGGCGACGTTCTCCGGCTCGCCGCGGGACACCGACTGTGCGGGGGTCCTCGTGGACGATGCGAGTTACGTCTATCGCCCCACCGCGGGGGACACGGCGGCGTCGGTCGCCGCACACCTGGCGCAGCTCATCCAGGGCGACCGCGTCGCTTATCTCGCGGGTGCGTCCCTGACGGTTCCGAATTCTCACCGCCTCATCGCACGTGTCGTTTCGGACCAGGTCTCCTACCGAGAGGTGCGGCGTCAGAATCGAAGCTTCGTCTTCGCGTGCTGGTGCCCCACGCCTGGTCTGCGCGATGCGGCGGCGCAGACGATCGACGTCGCGATGGCCCAGTCTCCGTTTCTGCCACTCGCCGACGGCAGTTCCGCACGCGTGAGCTACCAGAACACCGCCCAATACGACCAGGCGCAGAATGCGCTGCTGTATCGACGGGACCTGTTTTACCTCGTCGAGTATCCGACTGTCGTCCGGGTGAGCGAGCCGTCGATGCTGTTCGCTGATCTTCGAATGGGTCAGGTCGAACTGCAGTCCTGACTCCCCGTCCGCCCCCGATGCGCCGTCCCGCGCCGATCTCCGAAGGAGTTCGTCACTCATGCCCATCGTCCAACAGGGTGCGATCAACACCACTGCGCTTCTCGTCCCCGACCTCTACGTCCAAATCGTTCCGCCTCAGAACCTCGTCCTGAACGGCGTGCCGACCAACGTCGTCGGCGCCGTCGGCACCGCATCATGGGGACCGGTGAATCAGCCGCTCCTGATCGGAACGATGGCGGACTTCGTCGCGAGCCTTGGGCCCGTGAATGCCCGCAAGCACGACCTTGGGACACAGGTTGCGACTGCCATTCAGCAAGGCGCGCAGGATTTCCGCTGCGTCCGCGTGACGGATGGTACCGAGACAGCTGCGCACAGCGTCATCTCCGGCACGACGGTCGGCCTCACGGCACGGTATACCGGGTCGATGGGCAACCAGATCCAGGTCCGCCTGGATCCCGGCTCGCGACTCGGGACATGGCGCCTCACGGTGTCGCTTCCCGGGTTGCAGCCCGAGCTGTTCGACAACATCGGGGGTAGCGGCGCGGGGTTCTGGACCGGGCTCGCCCAGGCCGTGAATACCGGGCAGGGCACCTACCGGCCGCGCTCCCAGTTGATCACGGTCGATGCGGGAGGCGCCACGGTCGCGCCGAGCAACGTCGCGGTGACGCTGGGCTCCAGTGTTCCCGGGACGGATGGTGCGGACGGAGTGACGGCGATGACCCTCGTCGGCATCGACGGAATTGCCCGGACCGGGATGTACGCCCTGCGCGGACAGGGGTGCAGCATCGCGCTGCTCGCGGACGCGGACGACTGGACGAGTTGGACGAACCAGGCGGCGTTCGGTCTCGACGAAGGGATCTACATGATCCTGACGGGACCGGCCGGACAGTCCGTTCAGGACGCCATCGGAGCCAAGAACCAGGCGGGTATCGACAACTACGCCGCGAAGCTCATGTCCGGTGATTGGCTCTGGTGGTCCGATCAGGTGAACGGCGTCGTTCGCCTTGTGTCGCCGCAAGGTTTCGCGGCAGGGAGGCTCGCCAACCTGTCGCCCGAACAGTCGGGCCTGAACAAGGCGATCTTCGGCGTCATCGGCAGCGAACGTACGGGCGACCCGACCGCGAGCGGGACGGGCTCCTACTCCAACGCGGAACTCGCTGCCCTGTTGGGTGCGGGGCTGGACGTGATCTGCCGTCCGCAGCCCGGGGGCTCCTTCTGGGGCTTGCGCGGCGGTCACAACACATCCCTGGACCCTGGGCGGAGCGGCGACAACTACACGCGGCTCACCAACTACATCGCCGCGACGCTCTCTGCTGGGATGGGCAGGTATGTCGGACAGGTCGTCAACGCCGACCTGTTCCGCCGGATCAGGGCGACGCTGCTGTCGTTCCTGCATAACATGCTGGGACAAGGGCTGCTTGGACAGTCCGATGCCAGCGGCCAGTTGCCATTCAGCGTCATCTGCGACTGGTCGAACAATCCACAGTCGCGCGTCTCGCTCGGTTACGTGCAGGCGGACGTCCAGGTGCAGTACCAGTCCATCAACGAGAAGTTCATCGTCAACCTGGAAGGTGGCCAGTCGGTGCAAGTCAGCCGGCAGGTGCTTCCGTCGACCGAAATCGCGTAAGGGAGAATCGCCGTGTCGGGCACCATGTTCTCGATCGGGCGCGACGCCCAACTCGTGATCGTCAGTCCCAGGGGACGTCTCGATCTGAGCTTCGTCACCGGGTTCGAATCTCATCAACTCACCCAACCCGTGCGCGTGAGCCGGCTGGACGGCACACAGATGGGCGCCGAACTCCCCAGAGGGTGGGAGGGCACGTTCGAGATCGAACGCGGGAACGCTGCAGTCGAAGATTTTATCGCAGCGACCGAGCAGGCCTTCTTCGATGGTGGATGGCCCGCGACCTCGACGATGTATCAATACATCGCCGAGCCCGACGGTTCCGTCTCGACGTATCAGTTCGACGGCGTTACGTTCCGCCTCGCCAGCGCCGGGCAATGGCGCGGCGATACGAGTGTCAAGCAGAAGCTCGAGTTCTTCGCGACCCGTCGGCGGCGCATCTGATGGCCGCCTCGGAGAACATGGCGGTGATCGCCGACGGGCAGGGGCGCACCCTGTCGCTGCGACGGCTTACCGTGCTGGATCGGCTGCGGCTGTTCAAGGCAGCAGGACCGGTGCTGGCCGAGAACGCACCTTGGTTCGGAATGGCCGTGCTGGCGGCGTCCGTCGAAGCGATCGACGGCGTGCCGGTTCCGTTGCCTTCCAGCGAGGCCCAGATCGAAGCGGCTGTCGTTCGCCTCGGTGAAGAGGGCCTGTCCGCCGTGGCGGAAGCACTCGAGCAGCGCGACGCCAGTTCGATCGAGCAACTCGCGGGAAACTCGCGAGGCACCCCGACCTGATCGACTGCCTGTTCCTGGTCAGGAATGGGGTGCCATACGACGTCGCCTTCTCCTTGGCCGACGACGAGCGGATCGCGTACGTCATCGTGCTCGGTCAGCTCGCGGGCCACCGGTTCGATTGGCAGGGCATGCGGTGGAAAGAGACCTGATCAATGGCACGCTGCGGCCTCACGCCCTGGGTGCGCGAGCTCGGGATGCCTATCGGCCGTGGACGGGTGCTTCCTCCTCGAGGGCGCATTCTTGGGCACCGACCCCGTCTCGCCGGATGGCCCGGCGTCCAACGAGAACGACGGACGATCACGGCCCTGCCGACGGACACCCCTTGACCAGACTTGCGGGCGCTTTCGGCCGAGCTGCGCGCACGCTCACGGGGGCGCGACACCAGTCGGCGCCGGTTCGCGGGCGAAGGGACATCGTCGTCGTCGTCGGCCAGGGTTCGACCACGCGGTTGCGCGTCGAGCCATGGCGCACCGGACGAGCGCGGGTTCCCTTGTTTGACGCTGCGCAGGCAGCTGCTCAGGACCACGTCCGCGGAAGGTCAAGCCGATCCGCCGCGGCCGGGGCCGTAAGCCGCCGCGGCGGCGACCTTGCCGCCCGCGGACGCTCTCACCCCTTGGGTGGCGAGCCCATGTGGGGTGCGGGAGCAGGGGCCGTGCGGCGGGTTGAAGATACGCAGGAGCCTCTCAGGCGCGCCGCATCCGCCATCGGTGCGGGCGAACGCCGGCGGCGGGCCTTGAGCCCGATGAGTGCGACGGTCGCAGACATCGACCCTCCCGGGTCGTCGCGTGTGAACCCCGATCCGGTCACCAGGTCGGACATCGCCGGATCCGGAGCGGAGAGTGCAGGGCAGCGCCAGACACCGTGGCGCAATGCCGCGGATCCGGCGTCGATGAGGGACCAGGAGCTCGAGCGGAGGACGAACCCCGCGTTCCCGTGGGCAGGCAGGCGGGCGAGTCTGGATCTCAGCCGCTGGATCGATCGTCACATCGCGGATGCGATCCGCAGCAACGGTCTCGGGACAACGGGGCCGGACCCGCGGATTTCCCCAGCGCTTCCTGGCTCCGCTCCCTACGCCTGAGCACCGGCACCCATCCAGCTTGCGGGGCGAGGACGACATGCAACTCGGATCGATCACCTTCCGGGACTTCGAAGTTGAAGCTGGCATCGACTTCGGCGGTCGCCAGCGTCTGGCCGTACACAGGCTTCCGAACGGAACGCGCATCGTCGACGTTCTCGGTCCTGATCCGGCGAACATCATTTTCGGCGGCGTCTTCTCGGGGCAAGACGCGGTGACGCGCGCGCAAGAGCTCGACGCATTGAGGAAGTCGGGCGCCCAGGTCATCTTGAGTTGGAACTCGTTTCAGTATGCTGTCATTCTCTCTGAGTTCTCCGCCGACTTCCAGGCGCGCAACTGGGTCCCGTATCGCGCGGCATGCACCGTCGTGGAGGACGACACTCCAGTGGCGGAGAGTGGCGACTCGGATCTCACGCCGAGTGCGCTCGCGAGCGCAGCATCCGCACTGACCGCGGCAGCGATTCCGGGCTGCGTCCTCAACGCTGCGGTGCTCCCGCTTTCCCCAGATGGAACGCCTCCCGGGCGAAGTGACGATCTGCTGGCTGAGATTGCCGCACGTATTGAAATCTGCACGTCGGCCCTGAACGCCGCCAGCGTCGCACTCGGCCAGGACGCCAATGGCGCGCTGCTCCAGGTGGAGGAGGCGTTGTCGCAACTCTCGGCACTCATGGTCGTACGCGCCTATGGCGGGGTGGGTGTCATTACGCGTGGAGCTGCGGGCAATGCGTAGCATCCGAGCCGCGGACGACAATCTGTTCGCCATATCCGCGCGCCTGTTTGGCGATGCGACCTTTTGGATCTACCTGGCCGATCTGAACAACATCGTTGATCCATTCATCGGCGAGGTGCGCACCCTGAATTGCCCTCCGGCGAGGGACCTGAAGCCGGGTGGCATCCTGCGGTGAGCCAGGTCCGGCAACCTGGGCTCGAGGTCCGCGCGAACGGCATCGTCCTTGATGGGGCACTCGAAGCCCGCGTGATCTCCAACGACCATTTCTCCTCGGACCGGTTCACGATCAGGCTTGCCGAGGGGGCGGACAGCAGTGGCCTCGGCAGCTACTTCGCGCTGCCCGACTCGACCGTCTTCACCATCGCGATGCGCCAGGACGCGGACGCGCCGTTCCTTCCGTTGATCACCGGACAGGGGGACACGTCCATTCGGGATCAGATCACACGGGTGGTCAGCATCGAGGGGCGGGATCTGACTGCTCTTC